AGATTGGAGCGTATAAATGCGCTATTTGACAGCGTTAAGAATAAACCAACTAAACAAGAGGAAAAAGCAGGCATTGATAAGCTTAAATTCGGAGTGTTCGGCTTGATAGACTGGTACGCCCTACGAATGGGAATCACAGACCATGAGGAGGTAACAAAGATTACTTGGGGGCGAGTGTATAAGTGTCTTGAAATGGACATGAAGAAGCATGAATTTGATAAACGATTAGCAAAGGTATATGAGGATGAGCATCGAAGATAAGATAAGAGAGATTGCCGAGAATAAATTCAACGGGTATAGTTATATATTCGAGGATTGGAATGGAGCGGCAGAGGTGGTTGATAAGGTTTCACTGCCAGCAATTATTTGCCTGTTGCCACCAGGTGGGTATCTGAACTTTACACGCGGAAGGATTAAGGATAGTGAAGATGTGGCTATTGTTTTCGTGGATAAGGTAGTGAGAGATGCCAACGGAGATGATAATGAGGAGGTCTACACAAGAATGAAGCAGACGGCAGGACAGTTCATTGACGCTATGAATAAAAGCCGATACTTCGAGCCTATCGAGGGACGGATAAGATACCAAACAATACTGGAGAGCGCAAGTGCATATTTTACCGGTGTGTTTGTTGAGTTGAACGTTAAAGAGAGTGCAGGGGTATGTCTGTAATAGAGAGTGCGGCAAGGCTTGTTCTCCTCGAAGAGCTGGAGGACTTAAAGGCGAAGATATTGGACCAACACCTACGAGCCGGGCAGAAGGCAAGCGGTAGGACTGGTGAGAGTATGCATGTTGAGGCTACGGAGTATGAAGGTACGTTATATGGTCGTTCTGCTTTCGGTGTCCTTGAAACTGGGCGTAGACCCGGCAAAGCTCCAGCCGGTTTCCAAGCTATTATCAGGCAGTGGATGACTGACAAGGGTATCAAGGCGACCCCTATTCCATATAAGACTGATAGACCACATAAATATACACCACAGGAAAGGGGCGACATGTCTTTGTCTTTTTTGATAGCAAGAAAAATCAAAAACGATGGCACACGGCTCTTTCGGCAAGGTGGTAGGGCTGATATATACTCGAATGTAATACCGGGCACGAAAACGAGGATAATGCAGCGTATCGTAAGATTGTTGCAAGTAGAGATAACAAATATCAAACTTAATAATGTTGAGGTATGAGGACGCAAACGACAAATGGTGTGACATTGAAATTTCCGGATGAAATAGGCTTCGCATTTAATGCGTGCTTATTGATAGCCTCCGGGGTGGACTTATCAAAGATGAGCATAACTGTAAGTAACGGATTACGAAAAGAGGCTATTTTTTTGGACAGCTTCAATGGAAAGTGTTATGGAGATGTGAGAGAGTATGTGCAGACATTCTTTGATACGATTCAGTTTGGCACGGTGGATTATCGCAAAGAGGATAAGACTGGCATGGGTATGCGCATATCCTTTGAAGTGGTAACAACGTTAGCGGACGATGCTGGCGAGGCAGTTTTCAAGTTTAATGTGTTCTATATCTGGGGGGCATTGAAGATTGGAGGGCAAGAGGCTTATAACGGTTTCCGTACACTTACATGGTTTAAGGGTTTTCCATTTACATTTGGGGTGTATGCAGCAGGTGGTGGGTCCATACTTCTTAGTCGTGATGGAGTGCCTAACCGATTTGTCAAGCTGCCGGACCAAGGGGTATGGAATATCCCTATGCTACCTTCTGATGATGGTAAGCATTACTATCTGATTAGCGATTGTACCGGTACATTTGTCGAAGTAGTTTTCGATAAAACTTTTGATATGACATTTAGATTCAAGGGAGGAGGAAACAAGACAGAGAAGATACGTATTAACGTCGTAGATGATTATGACGAAGGATATTATTTGCGATGGATAGATAGACATGGCTTCTATTGCTACTATCTATTTAAGGCCGGAGACGAACAGAGAAAAAGCGCAAGCGATAATCTGTTTATGCGTAATAATCTACTGGCTTATGATATGTCGTATGGCTATGAGGGCTATACGGGAAGACAGCAGCAGATGAACAGGGAAGACACCGTACCAGTATGTGCGCCATTGGTTGATAGTAATACGTGGGATATGCTTTTCGATATTGCGACAAGCCCATGTGTGGATTTGTTTGCAGGCTATCAAGAAGGCGATCCTAAATGGGTATCTGTTACCGTTGTTGCTGGCTCATACACAAAGAGCAAAGCAGCCCTGCAAGACTTTGTTTGTAATTTGCTGATGCCTGATGTTATGGTGCAAAAATTATAAAGCATGAAAGACGAAAGATTATATATTGACGGAGAGCTGGTAGATATAAGCAGCGAGACAAAAATAACTATGGATATAAAAAGCAATCTGTTTCGTGATGTGTCGAAGATTGCATCAAACAGTACATATACTGTGAAGTTACCGAAGACCGTAAGAAATCAGATGATACTAAAGCACTCGGATTTGGTACAGTCAAAAGAAGGATTTGCATACAAGATGCACGTGGTAAGATACTTCCGTAATGGTGTAGAGGTCATAAAGAATGGAATGGCAACCGTTCTGCAGATCTCTAATGATGCTATCGAGCTGTCTATCTTCTGGGGACTATTTCCTAATTTCAATGCGTTGTTGAGTTCCGGGATTACCCTTAACCAACTGGAGAGCACCGATAAGCTGCTGTACCAAAGTAAGAATGTAGTAGACAACTACGATGATGCCGTGGAAAAAGGGTACTTCTACGCCTCTTATGATGTGTGGAAACATGAAAATGTGGTCGATTACTCTTGGAGAGGTGGGCAAGATATGGTATACCCTGAAATAGCAGAAGGTACATACACTGCCGGGATATTCGGTATAATTAGGACTGATGGTGATAATGATAATTTACATCCTGTTGTAAAAGCCTCATGGGTTCTTGATTTGATTAAGAGGACTAAAGGCGTAGACTTCCAATTCAAGGGGAAAGCAAAGGAGTACATCGATACACTGATAATACCTTTGATTTCAAAGAAAAGTAACGAGTTGACATTTAATGAGTCATTTAAAGCTGACTTATCACCGGTAACGGATAAAGGGGCTGTACCGTTGACTATCACAGAGGCGAGCAACGTTTTCTCTGGAGAAGCCGGGAATAACATTACTACACTCGACGTGAAGAGTGATGCAAATGTTATAATAGACCTTAAAGGCGAATGGCAGTTTGATATTACTGGGGCTAGACCAATTGGACATAGTTCTTGGTATCTTCACGGTGGCAATGGAAGTTATGATGATTATTCATTCCGTCATGCCTATTGGTTGAAGATGACGGTTAAAACAGGGCTAGAAGTGCAAGAGTATATTATAGGAAGTGACAGAGAGCATTTTTTGGTCAGTGTCCCGAGTGGCTACCAAGGGGTTGTGAAATTCCAATATACCGGCTACGGGAAGATTGAAGTAAAGACAGGGAGCACGATTACGTTTGAATGGCTGTCCAATAGTAGTTTGAAGGCTGCAAGATTCTTAGGGGGCTCGTTAAAAGCTACATTGCAAAGTGACGAGAACGTACCTAATGGCGGCTATTTCCCCATTGCGTCAAATCTGCCTAAGATTAAAGTTGTGGACTTTATCAAATTCCTTGCTGTGATTACAGGCACATTTCCTCTGCAAATGTCGCAGGATGGTATTGTGCAGTTTGTTCCGCTCTCTACTGTTTGGGAGAATAAAGCAGAAGCAAGAGACTGGACCAGACGAATAATAGCGCAGAGTGCTGAAAATAAGCCAAGGAATATTGAATTTGTGATGGATGACTACGGACAGCATAATCTGTATAAGTGGAAGAAGGATGATACCGTAGTCGGTAACTACGATGGCGATCTGAAAGTGAGTAATGATACATTGGAAACAGAAAGGACGATTTTTGAATTTCCATTTGCTGCCACTAATGGTAATAACGTACCGATGTACACGAAGAATAGCAGTAGCGGTACATCTGGAGGAGGTGGGGATTATGGAGGACACCATAATGACCAAACCACCCCATCGGCAGAAGACAAAAAACCATCTTATAGTGCTTGTAAGGATAGGATATTAAGGCTCATGAAAGATAGCAAAGGGAAGGCTATTGCATGGTTTGATATAAATATGCAGCAGATCATAGATGAGAAGTACCGGAACATAACCGATAGCCTGCAAAAAGCAAAGCTAGTCACGGAGAAGGTGCGTATTCGTGATTTGGAGCTCATAAATTTCGATGAGACGAAGCCTATATATCTGGCACAGTACGGGAGCTATTTCGCGGTTACAGAGATTAAGGCAGATGAGACAGGGCTTGCCGATGTTACGATGTTACAACTTTATTTCAATTAGGATATGAACGCAGAAGAACAGCAGATACTGAATATCAAAGTAAAGTATGAAGATGCCATATACGGCATTGTGAGATACAGGGAAAAGCTCGAGGAGTTATCCAAGGCACAGGAAAAACTTAAAGGGGACTTTAAGGACGGAAAGGTAACATACGATGAATATGTTACAACCCTTGTTGCGATGGATGAGCAGGTGAAGACGCATAAGGGTACAATCCGGGAACTCTCTAAGGAGGTGCAGAACAACATCAAGACCGAGAGAGAGCAGGAAGGCTCGCTAAGGTCTTTGAGAGCTGAATTAAGCAACGCTACAAAAGCGTATGACAGTCTTTCGGAGGCTGAACGTAAGGGAGCAAAGGGACAGGAGTTAAAGAAGCACATAAACGAGATTACGGATAAATTAAAAGAAGCAGAGGCGGAGACGCAAAGATTCTACAGAAGTGTAGGAAGCTACGAAGACAGCATTAAGAGCGCATTAGGTGTTAATACCAATTTCGCCAATTCTATAATGCAGATGGGCGAAAGCGGAAAAGGCTTATCCGGGGTCTTTGAAGGTGCTATAACGAGTGCAAAGGCTTTCGGATCAACCCTTATGGGTTTCATGACAAACCCGGTATTCCTTGCTCTTGCCGGTATTGCCGGTGTGGGTGTTACCTTCAAATGGTTTTTTGATTATAACAAAGGTATAGAGGAGAGCACACGGCTAACAAAGGAGTTTCTTGGGCTATCCGGTGATAATCTGAAAGCCATAAGGGATGAGATACAGGCAACGGCCGAC